AGTCATGCCGCTAGTTGATGATAAAGTAATAGTAAGAATTGGTGAACCTGAAGTACAAGCTAATTTATCTGTTAGTGCTCCAAAGTCGGTTTTGATAGGATGAATATCGTAGTACACTCCCCCTGAGTAAGCGTATAAAATTCTATTAGTTCCTAGAATAGCATACTTGATTGATGTTTTATTAACCATGTGATGTAGTGCTCTTGTTGGACCACATAAACTTGTAGATCCTAATTGAGCCCAGCCACCTATCTTCTCCGGAGTACCATATCTAAAACGTACATTCTCCCCGCCAGTCCATTGAGACTCGGCTCCGGTAGATGTAACTTGTTTATTGAATCCTGGTAAAAATCCTAATTTTTGTAGCATATAGTTTTCTTATTATAGTTGTTAGTAAAATAGGCTTGAAATTTAATTTTTGTAGCATATAATGCTTTATATATTAATTATAAATGTAATGAAAGAGAGAAAATAACTCAAGATTATGGATCATTTAGAAGCAATTGTCGAGATAAAAAATGTAGTCTCCACAGAGTTTATAGATAAAATTATACCTTTAACAAATAATAGAGCTAAAAAAAATTTAACAGTTATGGGTGGCTTGGATAAAAATATACGAAATGTAAAAGGTCATCATTTAACTTTTGATACGCCTACAGATTTATTTTATTGGAACTATATAAAAAACGAAATAGAAAGATTATATACTTATTACAAAATAAAATTTCCTCAAATGCAAAGCATAAAAATTAATCAAATAGATTTATTAAAATACTCTCCTGGAGGAAAGTATGAAATACACACAGATCATTTCACTACTTCTACTAGAGCTTTAAGTGTTATTATTAATTTAAATGATAATTATGAAGGTGGAGATTTAGTTTTTACTGATCAAAAAGAAAAAGAGATTAAAAGATTAAAACTTGGTAAAGGTTCAATTGTATTTTTTCCAAGTAATTTTATGTACCCTCATGGTATTCAACCCATTACAAAAGGAACAAGGTATAGTATAGTATCATGGCTGCAGTAGATTATAAATTAATAAAAAATTTCTTTTCAAAAGAAGAATTAGAGGTACTTCAAAAGTATTGTTACAATAAATTAGATTTAAATAAAGATTATAAATTAGATGGTCAGTCATTTTCTCCTGCATGGTACCAGGATTCTTTAATGACTGCTTTCTTAGAAACAAAATTAACTAAAGTTGAAGAAGAATCTGGTTTAAAACTATTTCCTACATATGCTTATTGGAGGTATTATGTGTTTGGAGCTGATTTAAAAAAACATAGCGATAGACCAGCTTGTGAAATAAGCGTGACTGCTTGTATTAAAAAATATGATAACTGGCCTATTATAGTTGAAGGAACATCATTCGAATTAGAAGAAGGTGATGCAATTTTATATGCTGGTTGCGATCAAGAACATTGGAGACCAGGTGTGTATAAAGGTGAAGGTATGGCGCAAGTATTTTTTCATTATGTTAATCAAAATGGTCCTTATAAAAACCATGCTTACGACCAACTAAATAAAAATAAATAATTATGAATGAAAAAACAGTTAATATAACTAATTTTATAGGTGTGTATGACAATTATATTACTCAAGAAGAATGTAATAAAGCTATTAAATTATATGAAGATCAAAATAAATTTAATAATACTATTAATAGAATAGGCTTTGAAAAAGCACCTGTATTACAAAAACAAGATCAACAGTATTTTGCTGGGTCAACTAATTTAAACGTATGGTGGGAAGAATTAAAATCTATGATGGTAAATTTTGATTTAGCATGGAATCACTATGTTCAAAATACAGGAGCAAATGATGCTTATGGAGTTCCTTTTCATTTTACTTGTTTAAAAATTCAAAAAACTTTACCGACAGAGGGTTATCATGTTTGGCATATAGAACATGGAAAAGGATTTGATAATGAACCACGTGCTTTTGTTTTTTCTATATATTTAAATGATGTTGAAGATGGAGGAGAAACAGAATTTCTACATTTTTCAAAAAGAGTAAAACCTAAAACAGGTAGAATAGTTATTTGGCCCGCAGCATTTCCTTATATACATAGAGGCAATTCACCTTTATCCGGTAAAAAATATATTTTAACTTCTTGGATGATGTTAAGGTAATTATGAAGAATAAGAAGTAGGTCTTGCACTTAATCTAGAAATTTTTTCAGCTTCAGTTTCATCAGCAACATTATCATTATCCCAATTAGTTTGTAATTTAACTAAATGTGCTGCTTCCCATTTTGAGATAAACTGACTATTAAAATCACCTAATCCAGCTACCGTCCAAGTTGCATGAGGTGTTTCATCTCTATATTCTATAGTGTCATTGTATTCATGGTCATCATCTTTATATTGAATTGCCCAAATATTAGACCACTTCGAATCATTCCAAAAAGCATCATCGTTTATTATATATACACCTTGATCATCTCCTGTTTGTTTAATGATCATTTTATCCTCAAATACTATTGTCCAATTTGCGTTAGTTGCCATTTTTTCTCCTAAGTTTTTATAATATAAATTAAAGTTAAATAAGGTTGTACAATTGCAGCATTAACTGCGCTTCCTGAAAAACTTGCACTCATATTATGAGTGTGACCTGAACTTGAACCTGTATTATTAGTATTTCCACTACCTGCGTAGGCTGGATTAGAGTTGAGGGGGCCTCTTTGAAAGAAAGTCGCTGACGGGTTTCCTGAAGCATTACTATTTGATATACTGTGACTATGAGAAGCAAGTTGTGCAGTTGATAAGGTAGCATTCGCAGTTGAACCACCCACGTTTCCTGTAGCAGTAACGGCTACAGTATTTGCTCCACCTGTTGAAGCTAAAGCTTTAGTTCCTGATTTTCCTATTGGTGTATTATCTTGTAAATCAGGTGTATTGAAAGTAGTTGAACCATCACCTGCACCATAAGTAGTACCTATAATTGCAAATAATGCAGAGTAAGTTGATCTTGAAACAGCTGCACCGGCACATTCTAAGAATCCTGTTGGAAGAGATGCTGCTGACCATGGTAAAATTGTACCTGTAGCTGTACCTTCTATACCCGTAAGGTCTGATCCATTAAAATTATATTTAGTTGCTTCGTAATTTGCCATAATATTATTTCTCCGTATATGTCCAACCTACATTTGAACCAGAGTAAACCAATCCAAATGCTGCACCCTCAGTATTAACTACTAAGTCTGCTGCTGCGTTAGCTATTTTAGAACTATTTCTTCCAACAGTCAATGCGTTAGAATCGAAAGTGTATCTTGAATCTACAAAATTTACTTGAGCCCCTACAGCAGGGGATGCCGGAAGAGTTATTGTAACTGCTCCTCCACTTGTGTCTACAAAAAGTCTATCTTGATCTAGTGCTGTATATGCTCCTGTTTTAGTAAGCCAATCATTGGGTGCGTAATTAGAAGTACCAAATGGAACTTCGTAAACACCTGTGTTAGTTGCAACACCATCTACATAAATAATTTTCCAACCTTTATCAGTAGTTGCCCAGGTGACTGTTGCGCCTGAACCGGATGCTGCTTTAAGTTGTAATGTTTCTGCATTAGTAGTGCTATTTTTAATAAAATAAAAATTTTCTGTAAGAAGAGGGACTGTTAAAATTCTTGATCCTGTAAGAGCACCGGTTAATTCTATAACTCTTTGTTGAGCAGTACCTGTTAAAGCACCATCCACTATTGTTAAAGCTGTAGTTCCTGATCCTGCAACAGCTAAAGATAAATATCCACCCGTAAGTTGTTCTACAAGACTTAAATTTGCGTTTGTTTTTGTTCCCCAAGTACCAGCATTTTCGCCGGTTGCCATTAACTCTAGGCCGAGATCCGTGTATGTTGATGCCATAAATTTTGTTCTCCTAATTAGATCTTTAATTTATATTTTATATAAAGTCAATAACGTTTATATACTATTAACGTCTGTATAACTAGCATTTACAGTCCTAGTAACATTAGAATAGTTAGCCGTCAATACAGGATTTACA